CGGCACGACTCGGCCATCCTAGCGACGAACTGCCGCTGTATCTTGATGACGGCAAGCCGAAGCTAGCGCGTAGTCGGTCGGGTGAGCGAGAGGCACCGTTGCCGAAGAAATGCGCGAAGTGCCACTACATGCGCCCGGCTGGTATCCATATCTGTCCTCAATGCGGTTTTGCCCCAGAACGTCAGTCTGAGGTGCAAACCGCCGCAGGCGAACTGGTGAAACAAGAGCGCCGCAAGCCGGTCAAGAAGGAAGCCGGCCAGCACATCTACAGCCAGTTGCTCGGGTACGCCCGGAATAAGGGCTATCAAACCGGTTGGGCTTATCACAAGTACCGCGAATTCACCGGACGCAACGCCAATGGGCTAAAGCAAGTCGAAGCGTCGCCAACGGCAGAAATGCTCAACTGGATTAAGTCTCGAGCTATTGCGTCCGCTAAGGCTAGGGAGAAACACCATGCGCACCACTGAACGAGCTGTTGGTCGGTGGCCGGGGATTTTCAAGCACTTCGGGCTCGATGATCGGACGTTGAGCGGCAACCATGTGCCCTGCCCTGTATGCGGCGGCAAAGACCGGTTCAGATTCGACGACAAAGAGGGTCGTGGCACCTACTTTTGCAGTCACTGCGGCGCCGGTAATGGCATGGATCTTTTGATGAAGGCGACAGGGATGGGCTTCAAGGAAGCAGCAACGGCGGTTGACGGGATCATCGGCTCCGTCCCCGAGACCACGCCAGCTAAGACGGATCAAACAAATCAGGAGAAGCTGGAGACCTGTCGGCGTATCTGGAATGAATCGCGCCCAGTTGTGCAGGACGACCCGGTGCACCGTTATCTGACCCAGCGGGTCGGATCAGGTGTTCACATTGAGCGTAGTGTTATCCGATACCACCCTGCCATGCGATACCGGGACGATAACGGAGAATGGACTAGCCACCCCGCCATGATCGCCCGCGTCCAGGCGCTTGATGGCGCTGGCACAGGTTTGTGGAGAACGTTTCTCAGGGCTGACGGGAAAAAAGCGGCGGTATCCAAACCTAAGAAAGGGATCGGCACACTGCCTGACGGAGCCGCTGTGCGACTTTATCCGCACGATGGCACCTTGGGTATTGCCGAAGGAATTGAAACAGCCCTATGCGCCGCAAAACGCTTTGGCATTCCAACATGGTCTGCCACTAGCCTAAATCGTTTGGAAGCATGGATACCCCCTGCAGGCGTGAACAAGGTCTGGATTTTCGGTGACAACGATACGCACGGAGGTGGACAGCGTGCCGCTTGGGCGCTTTGTGAAAGGCTGTCTAAGTCGGGCTTAGCCGTCGAGGTAAGGATCCCCGATCAACCTGGCACGGATTGGGCTGATTAAAGAGCACCGGTTTAGACATTCATAGCAATTCACAGGGATTCATTCTTATTCGAATAGCGCCGAATGCCGCACCCTATCAACATCAAACATATTGGAGCTTGCGATGATTAACCCAGATCCATGGACTGCTTGGAAAGACGGAAAAACCAGCGGGGAATCGAATGCTTGGACAGATTACCAGGATGAAAACCCCGTTAAGGTCGCCGACCTGCCAGGCTCTGAAGTTGATCCTCTAAGTGCTATTGCGGGCGGTGCCCTTGCAGCACTTATTGGTAAAGGGATCGGGGCTGCTATTGGTGCCGCGTTTGCAGATGGCGGTTTAGTTGGCCAGCCAAAGAGCGAGCGACAAGCCAAGACAGTGCGGCAGAAGCGCCAGAAGCTCACGGCGACGAAGGAAGCCATACGGCTTGCAGACGGAGGTGGCGTCATCGATCAGGGTCAGCAGAATCAGGCGTTGGCTGCACTGGTGGTTGCTATCCGTGCACGTGACTTGTTGAACCCTGAACAGGCCAAAGACCCCGAGGCCATTCAGTTGGCGGTCGAGACGCTTCTGCAAAACACCAGCGAAGAAGAGCAGGCTCAGTGGGTGCTGGATTTTCTGGACGCGGTTGATCCAGCCAAAGACGGCGGTAGCATCGCCGCAATACTTGCCCAGATTCTCGGCGGCGCGCAGCCACAGCCGACAAGCCCGGCAGGTATCTCTGAAGTATCCCCGCCGCTTCCCGACCTGACACAGGTGCCCAAGTGGCGCGACGTTGCCGCGTCTGACGAATACCAGTCATTGCCCGATGAAGACAAGCTGCAGCTTAAAGGTGCGTATTTTGATGACTGGCTGGCACCGCATGTTGAGAACGATGGTGAAGATGTGGCGCAAGTTCGTACCGATTTCATGGCTCAGTCAGATACGCCTCAGTCTGAAAAGCCGGGCGTTCACTTGGCGGGCGGCGGTTTTCTAGGTGGAAATCTGGGGATTGCCTTGGGCGAAGGTGCTGACGAGTACAGCAGGCAGCGCCGATTAAAGATGGAAGAAGGCTTGTTTGACCTGAAAAAGAAGCTGTCCAAACCTGAACTTGAAACGATTGACGAGCAGACCGCAGCAAAACGCAGCGGTTATCAACTGGATATTGCCAACAGAACCGCCGAAGCCAGCATGGTTGGCGACAAGGCCAGTAATGCCCGTTTGAAACTGGCCAACGATTCAGCCAGTCAGGAGACGGAAGCCTACGGACGACTCGGGCAGTACAAAGACGATCAGGCTGGTGCTATCGGCTATCTCAACAAAAGCGGTCTCTCACAGTTGGGTGGCGGCACTGTTAGCGGTGTTGCCTTCGACAACAAGGGTGCAAACGTCACCATGTCGGATGGCCGTTCGGTATTGATCCCCCAAAGCCAGATGGATCGTGGCGCCCGATCAATGAATGGCAAGTACGACTTTATGAGCAATCGTGTCACGGGCGACATTTATCGAACCAATGAGACAACCGGTTCAATCGAGCCGGTGGCACGAACCGAAGGCACCGGAAACCGCCCGTTGTCTTTGGCTCAGGATACGACAAACCGGCAAATTGAGATTAGCCGCCAGAAGATTGCCGGTATGTCGCCTGACGAGATCCGCCGGCGCACGTCGAAAGCCACTGACACTGGCCGAGAAAATCCGGATTACGACCCAAGCCTTGCGCAACACGTTCGCTTAGCAAACAAACGCATGTACGGCACGGATAGCTGGTACGACCAACAAGGCTCAGGTCAAACAAATAGCCAGCAACAGACTCCGGCTCCATCACAACGGTTTGGCTCTGACCAGTCTATGAACGGTCGACGTCTAGGTGATCGGATGGTGACGTACAAGGATAAAAACGGAAACCAAGCCCAAGGCTATGAGGTTTTCGATGCCAGCGGCAAGCTTATCGGCCATTACAACTGAGGGCACGGCCATGGGATTTACACCGCTTCAAGACCGCGTCACTAAGCCGCTTTCAGTTGCCGACATCGCTGACCAGGAAGATGCAGCGCACCTGCTCCCGTTGATTGGCTCCATCCACGGGCAGGAATCCAATGCGGGCGCAAATAGCCGCACCAGCGTGGATGGCGCCCGTGGCGGTATGCAGATACTGCCTGCCACATTCAAAGCATTCGCCAAGCCCGGTGAGAGCATTGATAACCCGGACGACAATATGCGGGTCGGTGTTCGTTACTTGAAGCATTTGGGCGACAAATTCGAGAATGATCCGGCAAAGGTTGCCACGGCTTACTTCTCTGGCGAGGGTAACGTGAACACGGGCAACGGGAGCGCCTGGAAAGCCGACCATAAGGATGGCAACGGCAAGCGCGTATCAGCCTACGTCTCGGACATTCTGGGTAGGTTGTCCCCGGTGGGTAACGCTCAAGCCAGCGAACCCGTGCGCGGTAGATTCACGCCATTGGATGAGACTACCCCGAGCGGCCGTTCTGGTTTCACGCCGATTGATGCAGTAGCACCCAAATCAGGGTTTACCCCGCTTGAGGACGAAAACGCCCTCTCCCTCAAGAACAACCCGCTTACCGCAATCGGCGAGGCCGGCTTAAACCTTGCCTCTCAGGTGGTGTCCGTTCCCGCATCGGGCTTGGCTGGTCTAGCCACCGCCGCCGGTAAGGCCATTGGCATAACTGACAAGAACCCGGTGGATGTGATCGGTGAAGTTGGGGAAACGCTGACCTACCAGCCGCGCACCGCGATGGGCAAGACCGCCACCGAAGTTGTGCAATATCCGTTCGAGAAGCTGGCCGAGGGCGGCAACTGGGTGGGGCGCAAGGTCCAGGACGCCACCGACAGCGCAATACTGGCCACCGCAGCTGATACCGCCGTCAATGCGCTACCAATGCTTATTGGACCGGGCATCAAAGCCGCGAAAGGCCGCAACCGAACGGAATCACCCCGCCCCGGTTTTACACCGGATGAACCACAACAACCCAGCCGCCCAAGCGAACCCATGGCGGACGTTTTTAATGGCGCCACCGAGCCGGGTATGGCCGCTGCACAGGAGAAGATCAATGCGCAAAACCAACACCAACCCCAAGGCAATAGGACTGGAACACGCCCAGCGGCCGATGAAGCCTTCAGTGCCGCCGATGAGCAAAAGCGCGCAGCCCAAGCCGTCGCAGAAGACATGGCAACCGGCCGCATCGAGCGCACCCAGCCCGACCCCACCGCAAGTCTTTCGCCCGAAGATGCGTTAATCCGCGAGGCGCAGCACACGCGCCTATCAGACCCAAGCTTGACGATGGAGCATCAAGGCGGTGATCGGGTGAATATCGGACGTTCATCGGATCTTGGTCAGGAAATGGGTGTAACACCTGACGGGCGCCTTGAAGCCGTGACAGAAACGAAGGCACCGCCAGCCATCGCCGCCGCTGAGCAATCCCCGCTCGATATTCACACAAGTGCGCCGATGTTGGACAACATGCGACAAGCGAAGGCTTCGGAGCCCGCTATCGCTGCGCCAGTTATGGATCGATTCGGCAACGTCGATCATCCGACGACGCACGTGGCCGATAACATTGTGTCCGGCCTTGCCGAACAGCACGGTATCCCGCGTGAGTTTCTACTGCCCGAGAAGCGCGAGCCCGCAGCAGCCAAGCTGGTAGATCAACCGCATGGCAGGTTTACGCCACTTGAAGCCACTGAACAGCCCCGCAGTGGCTTCACGCCGCTTGAGTCGGTAAGGGAATCCGGGGATATGCCGACAAATGGCACAGTGAATTCCTGGGCTCCTGGTGCCAACTATGTCGGATTCATTGACGACACCCCCCGCCCCGGTGGCGCTTTGCCAGCACCAGACACTTTGCAGGCACCGAAATCCGGCGCCCGCGCTGAACCACTGCGCCGCGAGGATATTCTGATCGACTTCGCCAAGGCGCTGAATACCGGTATCTACGAAGGCCGCATTGCAAAGAAAGGCGTGATGGGTTTCTTCCGCCCCGCCCGCGAGGAAGTCCGGATCAAGCGTCATGCGGATCTGGAAACCGCCGCACATGAAATGGCGCACCTGATGGATTCCCGGATCCCGGAGATTCGCAAGTCTTGGCAAGGTGGTGAAGGCGGCGCTTACAAAGTCCGGCGCGAGGAGCTGAAAGGCTTGAGCTACGACTCGGGCAAGGTATACGAAGGCTTTGCCGAGTTTGTCCGACACTACATGACCCAGCCTGACGTTGCCAAGGCCAAGGCGCCCCACTTCACCCAGTGGTTTGAAGACTTCATGTCCAAGCATGAATACGGCCCTGCCATTGAAAACGCCCGCAAAGGGATGATGGATTGGTTTGGCCAGGACGCCCTAGACCGCGCCCGCTCTAAGATTGGCAAACACCGCCCCATGAATGAGGCGCTGGATAACCGTTGGGATAGTTTCCGCCAGGCAACCGTCGATGACCTACACGGTATCTATCGCATGGAGCGAGACCTATCCGGAAAGATCCAACCGAATGGGGCTTATGAGTCCGCCCGCTTGTCTCGGGCTTCGACCAGTATTGCCGACGGTGCACTGCGCTATGGGGCGCCGGTCAAGAAGGCTGACGGCTCTTTTGGTTGGAAAGGTAAAGGCTTGGAGGAAATCCTCAAGCCGGTAGCCGAAAACCTGGACGATGCCCTGCTCTACTTTGTCGGCCGCTCTTCCCGTGAGCTGATGGCGCAAAACCGCGAGCACCTGTTCACCCGTGGAGAAATCAAGGCCATGGTGGATCTGCACCGCCCCGAGTTTGATCAGGCGTTCAAAGAGTACCAAGCGTGGAATGAGGCGGTACTCGACTTTGCAGAGGCCCAAGGGGTGATCAATCCAGCCGCCCGCCATATGTGGCAGCGTCTGGAATACATGCCATTCCACCGCATTGGCCAGCCCGGCGGCTTCAAGGGTAAGCCCGGTGATTGGACTGGTGTGAAGGCACTGACCGGCGGCACCGAGAATCTGCGCGACATTCTGACCAACATGACCAGCAACGCGGCCATGCTGATTGATAAGGCCGTAAAGAACGAGGCTCGCACCAAGATTGCCGACCTGTCCGAACAAGCCAAGGGCGGTAAATTCATGGTGAAAATTCCCGCCGAGTCCCGACCTGTCAAGATTGGCAAAGAGGCGGTGATCGATGCCATTCTGAAGAGCATGGGCATTGACCGGGCTACGAACATGGCACCGGAAGTCGTGAAGATTGAGAACCGGCTGCGCAAGCTGTTCAACGCATCGCCGGAAATGATCGACATGCTGCAGACCAACATGCCACCCGCGGGCGGTAATGTGGTGGCGGTGCTTAAGGGTGGCAAGCCAACCTGGTATGAGGTGAACGACCCAGTTCTGTTGCGGGCGCTGGAAGCCATCGACCGGCAGCCGCCCCCGTGGATCGTCAAATGGTTGGGGCTACCAAAGCGAGTAGGCCAAGCCGCCATTACACTGACGCCCGACTTCATGCTGGCCAACATCGCCCGTGACACCATCGCCGGCAGCGTTATGAGTCAGCACGGCTTTGTGCCCATTGTGGACAGTCTGCGCGGTATGGCCATGCGTATGCGCCAGGATCCGCTATACAAGGACTTCATTGCCAACGGCGGCGGCATGGCATCCATTTATCTGGATGAGGCCAAGTTCCGGGCGAAGCTAGAGAAGTTCTACAACAAGCAGGGCATTGATTACCGGACGGTTCTGGATACGCCCAACAAATTGCTGGGTTTCGTTGAGACCCTGGGTGATGCTTTTGAAATGAGTACCCGGCTGGGTGAGTATCGCCGCGCCGTGGAGGCTGGCGAACACCCACGACACGCTGCTTACGTTGGGCGAGAAGTCTCAACAGACTTTGCCATGCGGGGCGATAGCAAGGCGCTTGGCTTCATGTACGACACGGTAATGTTCCTCAAGCCCGCCCTGCTCTCTTGGGACCGGCTTTACCGTGGGCTGGCGCATGATCAGAACCGAGGAGCAATTGCCACCAAGGCCGGTTTAATGGCCCTGTCTTCATCGATGCTGTATCTGCTCAACCGTGGCAACCCACTATATGAGCAACTTCCCGACTGGGACAAGGACGCCAACTGGCATTTCTTTGTGGGTGATCAGCACTTCCGCTACCCGAAAATCTGGGAAATCGGCGCTATGGCCTCAATGGCTGAGCGCGGCACAGCGGCAATCATCGACAAAGACCCGAAAGGGATGGGCAAGGACTTCGCCCGGATCCTAGCCAATACCTACAGCGTTAACCTGACGCCGCAGATCATTGCACCGCTGGCTGAACAGTTGGCCAACAAGCACTTCTTCAGCGACACGCCTATCGAGACGGAGAGTATGCAAAATCTGCAGCCCTTCATGCGGGCGAAGGAAAATACCAGCGAAACCCTGAAGCGCCTGGGTATGGCGACCCGTGACCTGCCCGAAGCCTTGCAGGTGAATCCAGTGCGTGCCGAGGCGCTGTTGCGCGGTTACTTCAACACCTGGGCGACCTATGGTCTGATGCTGACCGACAAGGCGCTGATGGAGAAAAATGCCCCCACCATGCGCACCGACCAGTTGCCGGTTGTCCGACGCTTCTACCAGCAAGAACCAGCACAGCACACCAAGTACGAGACGATGTTCTACGACTTGCTCGGGGAAGCCCGCCGAGTACACGGCACCATCCGAGAGCTGGACAAGACGGGCCGTAGCGAGATTGCCGACGAAATCGAACGCAATCCACTGGCTCGGGAGAATCACCCACTGGAAGCCGCGAACAAGCACTTGCAGGTAATTCAGGCTGATATGCGTGGGGTACGCCGCGACGACCGGCTATCGCCCGATGAGAAGCGCCAAAAGCTGGACGGCCTGATCGCTGAGCGAAACACCTACCTTAAAAAGGTTGTCGAGGAATCGCTGGCGGTTAGAGGGGTGACGCGATGAAAACCACAGACACGGAGTGCAAAACAATGAGAATCTTGAACAAGACCGAAGTCATCAAGCGCACCAGCCTTTGTAGCACTTCCCTGTATCACATGGTGGTTGCCGGTAAGTTTCCCCAGTCCATTAAGTTGGGGAATACCTCACGGGTCGGGTGGGTTGAGTCCGAAGTGGATCAGTGGATTGCTGACCAGATTGCCGCCAGTCGGATTGCCGAAGCTGCGTGAATGCCACCGACCGTGGATGGCGTTTCCCGGACTTTGAGGATTGGCTAAAAACGCTCACGCCCGAGCAAATTGCCGTAGCCAACCAACTAGCTGGTTCGCCAAGGGCGATGTACGAAAGGATCCGAGAAGTTATGGAGAGGCCGAAGTAATGACTAACAAACTGACCATCAAGCAGGAGGCTTTCTGTTTCGCCTACGTCGAGACCGGGAATGCCAGCGAGGCTTACCGGGTGGCGTACGAAGCCCAGAACATGAAGCCTGAGACCGTCAACCGCAAAGCCAAGGAGCTGCTTGATCATCCAAAGGTATCGGCTAAGATTGACGAGCTACGCGCTGATGCAGCCAAGAGAAACGAGGTGACGGTGGACGACCTAGTGATTGAGCTGGAGAACGCCCGCAAGGTTGCGCTCAGCCTGCCCACCCCCCAGGTATCTGCTGCGGTTACTGCCACCATGGGCAAAGCCAAGTTGCTTGGCCTCATTGCCGATAAGACAGAAATTACAGGTCGCAACGGTGGACCTATTACACACAAATCAGAACTGGAAAGCCTAACTAATGAAGAGTTTTCCGAACGAATTGCGAAAGTGTTTGGCGAAATAGAGCACATACGACTATGAAAACAATCGAATACACCCCGAACCTTGAGGCGCTGGCAAGGAATCGACTCCTTTTGAATCAGTGCTTTGATCGGGTTCACGCTCAAGTTAAAGCTGTCTCCGATGGTGAAACGCTGGCGGCGGCCGTCGCTTCGCTCACCGCCTTACTGGACATTAACGCATTGCTGATTGCCCGAGAGCGTATGGTCTATGGGATTAGATAACTGCTTGCGCCATCGGAGCAAATGGGCGTAGTCTGTAAAAAGAGAGGAGGTTCACCCATGAAAAGACTACTGTTGACGGCGCTGCTGCTAGCCTCTGGGCTAGCGACTGCTCAGGGCGTCTGGGAAACGTCGTCGCTCACTTGGGATAACTCCCCGCTTACATGGAAAAACTCGCCTCTAAACTGGGATAACTCAGTCGTCAGTGGCAAGAACGGCATTTACAACGGAAACAACGTTGAGCAGATTGGGTATGCCACGACGACACCATCCGGTGGCACTAACGTGTATCTCAATAACGGTCATCGGATTGGTTATATTCCGCCGCGAGAAAGAAGGCTGGAGATAGATGACGACTTCTTGGAACTGGGAAAGATCCGCCCGGTGCAAAAACTGGAGCCGATAGAAGCATTTGCACCAGTGCAACCGGTAAAGAAGAGCCGCCTCAGGCAAGAGGAAGAAGAGGACGATGATTTCTACTACCCGCCGCCTCGTCGAGTCTCGGCACAAGTTAGGTCGGGGTTCACGCCCTTAGAGCAGCCTGCACCGCGCCGCTCTGGGTTTACCCCACTGGAGCAAGCTGTCCCGGTGCGGTCCGGGTTTACGCCGTTAGATCAATCTGCACCGGTTCGATCCGGCTTTACTCCCCTAACCGGTACTTTCACACCGCTTAAGTGATTCGGGACACAACCTGAAATTAGTGTCCCTGACAGAGAGGCGTCCGGCTGCTCAAATGAACATTCGGACGCAAATAAACTTTACAAGACAGTATTGAGTTGCTATCTTGTAACCGTTGATAGACAAATCAACACCGGATTGGCGTCCGGAAATAACCAAGGCGCAGCGAGCCGCGCCACCTTTGTGATGCGGCTTTTTTGTTGTCTCGCTGCGTTCGCGTGGTTCCGCTTATGGCGGGCTGTGCGGGCTCCCTTCGGGGAGGACGGTTCCTTGGTTCCGTTACGCCAACTCGCACAGTCTGCCTCCTCATTGGCGTGGGGAGGTAGGTTGATAACCTAACCAGGAGTACACACCATGCAACACGTCAAAGTCATCAAGGCCGGAAACACCTCAAACCAGTCGGCATTTTTAAGCGTTAACCCAACCGACGAATCCCAAGGTGTCAAAGAGATATACCGCGTCTTTGCTCGCGCTCGGGCGATGATCAAGACCGTCATTGCCACTTGCGATGCAACCGGGCACGAAGACAAGGACGACGAAATCACCCATGTCGTTTCGTCCCTGATTGCGGCCGACGACCTTCTGACAGACACAATCCGACGAGTCACAGCAGCCAAGCAAGTTGCCGAGTTAGACGATGCCATCGAGGGCAGAGCCTATAGTGTCGCGGGGATTTTGCATGTAGCCAGCAAGGTAATGTGGGGCGAATGCGATGGCACCGTCTCAACAGAACACCTTGTTCACGGCCACCAGGTGCTCGAAGCGGCCGAGGAAATGTTGAACAACCACGCCGAATCGATTGGCACCAAGATCCGGAGTGCCGCATGACAAAGCCAATTCAACCCTATGCGGCAGAACTGGAAAACATATCTGCTGCCCTGCTGTTCTTTGGGAACGCTATCTCTAGCGTTGCTCAATGCGGCCGATTAGGCCAAAGGGAGGCAGACCAGGCGGAAATCATGTTGAGCATCATCGTGGACAAACTCGACGAGACTTGGAATAGCGCTCGAATGCGGGGTGCGAAATGATCACATACCCTACCCCGATGCTTCGAATCATTCGCCGCCGGTCACAGGTTGTGGCTATTAAGCAAGCGGCACGTCATGGTATTGCCGCCGTCAAAGGGCTGGCTATTGGTGCCGGGCTTTATCTGACACTGGTGTTCATGCTCGGAGGATAAGGCCACCGGCTTCCGTGACACCCGCCCATGAGGCGGGTTTTTCACTGCAACGACGCAAAAGAAGAAGCCACCCGAAGGTGGCCTCTTTGTATTCATGGAACGGCGCCCGCAGTATCCTTTCGGAATCCTGAGCTTGATTTCTCAAGCACCCCGTCCAGGTGGTATTGTTTGACCCCACCTTCCGCTGCTATGCCTTGCCTTTAGGTCTATCGGCAGACATTTCGTCTTCGGACATGCAAAGTATAGTATCCCAAGCCTGAAATTTCAACCAGTGCACTCAATGCCCGTTTTTACTCGCTCAGGAACCCGTCATAAAGACCGCTGGCTTATTGATGACAAGCCTGAATTCGCCGTATTTCCAGGGGGGGTTATCGCTGAGGTTGGGTATGATTTGCCCATTTTCCTCTATGTAGGAACGCCCGCCTATGGCGAAACGCACATTCGTGTAAGACATGCTGTCTGGGTGAAAGACCAGGGGCTAAGCGTCCCCGAGCTTGTTCACACCAAACTTTGCCAGCCAGGGCTAATTTACTGCACTGAAGAAAATCACAAACTTAAAATAAGTCTAAGGCTAGCGCCCTCTTCGCTTATGGTGCTTACGTTAAAGCAGAGCAGAGATTATGGTGAACATTTATCGGTCACAACTCTTTATGCCCACCCGCAAAGACTGGACGGTTTGCAGATTGGTCGATACCCAGGCAAGCGCTAGAGGTCTGCGCAACAATCGGCGCAGAAAATTGTCGCTTTCAGTCCTCTGCCCCAGTAAAACGGCAAGATTACGGCAATCTGCGGGCGATTATTTAAGAGCCGCCCAAGGGTGGGTATAACCCAAGGCAAATAAACGCGCCTTAGATAAGCCAGTTTCAGGCAGTGCGCTGCATTTTCATGGCCAAGGCGAGCAATTCAAGACGGTCAGACTCCGGCATAGCCCGGAAGGCTTCAATCAGCTCAGCCTCTGGCGAAGTGAGCGAATAGTCCGAGTGGATCTGATCAGGCTTCGGTTTTCGGGTGAGATGAGTATTCATGTCCTAACGATAGCACCCCTACTCGGCCAAACGGATCGGATCAATGTCGGATCAATATCCCAGAAGTCGGCAGGCCAGATTGGCGAACAGAACTTGAAAAAACTTGAGATTCAGATGGCCGCCACGAAAGCCGCCACCAGAGCAGGATACAGCGAAAAAACTTCAGCAGAACAAGGTGCAAGGTTGTTAATAAATGTTAAGGTTGCCGAAGCCATCGCAGAAGCCCAGAGCGGGCGGACAAAACCTTATAAAACCTATGGTCGACGAAGCGATGAAATTGGTACGCAGCGTGGTACGTACGGAAACAATGGGGAGCAAGTGCGTACCAGTTTGGTTCACAAGCAGGTTCGCACGGTAAGGTTAGGATAAGGTTGCGAACCAGCCAGGCTAGATTGAGCAGGTTTCTACGAAAAAGCGACCATCCAAGGCTATGGTATCCACGGTTTTGGTGGAGTAGGATGGCTATTTGGTTGAACGAAACTAGCCCGTAAACAATCCAAAGGAAGAAGTTTTAGGGGCACGTTTAGGGGCACGAAATAAAATCGAATCGGCAAATCAGGCCACCACAAAGAGGTTTGGAGAACTGTTCCAACTCAGGTCGAGGAGCCAAATTACATTCCATGGCCTTCCATGGGAATCCAAAAGCCCGCTAACCACGCGGGCTTTTGCTTTTTATGCCATCGGAAACCCGCGTATTTACTGGGTTTCAAGCCAATGGCTCCCGGCAAGCCCTTTCCTGTTATGAGTTTAGGCTGTTTTTCTTTCCATTTGGAAGCGCACGGATACGTTGCAAGCCACGATTTTTAGGGGCACACTTAGGGGCACGTTTTCATCTAGGTGTCGCTACATGCCCAGGCATACACAACCGCTCAATGATCTAACCATTAAAACTGCCAAGCCAAAGGAAAAGGCATACAAGCTATTTGATGGCGGTGGGCTCTATGTCGAAGTAAAGCCATCTGGCAGCAAGTTGTGGCGCCTCAAATTCCAGCACGCTGGTAAAGAAAGCAGAACATCCCTTGGGGCTTACCCAGTGATTAGCCTAACCCAGGCCAGAAAACTTCGGGATGAAGCAAAGGTGGAGCTTCACGCTGGACGGAGCCCAGTTGCGGCAAAGAAAATGCGTAAGGCTGCAGAAATGGCGCTAACTGAACACACCTTCAATGCCGTTTTTGAGCGCTGGTACAAAAGGCAGGCGCCCGAATGGACGGACAAGTACGCAGCGAAGCTCAAGGCAATGATGGAGAAAAACGTTCTCCCATGGCTTGGCCAGTCTCCGGTTGTCAGCATCGAAGCCCCGGAAATTCTGAAGGTTATCCGGCGAATTGAGGAAAGCGGCCACAACGAAACGGCGCACCGAGCGCTGCAACGCACCGGCCAAGTGATGAAGTTCGCTGTCGCAGAAGGAATTTTGTTACGCGACCCTACATCAGACCTTAAAGCCGCCCTTGTCCCGATGGCTCAAACAAAGCACATGGCAGCGACTACTGATCCCGAAGCGGTGGCCGCCATCATTCGCCGTTTTGCAAGCTTCGCAGGTACGGCCACCGTGCGTTGCGCCCTCAATCTGGCTCCATTGGTATTTACCCGACCAGGGGAGTTACGCCAAGCCAGGTGGGCGGATATTGATCTGGAGGGGCGCGTCTGGAATATACCGGCCGAATCCATGAAGATGCGCGAGCCACATCTGGTTCCGCTAAGCACGCAAGCTATCGTTATCCTCAATGAAATGCAGCCACTCAGCGGCCACCTGGAATACGTGTTTCCAGGCGCCAGAGATCCACAGCGACCAATGAGTGAAGCCGCGGTTAATGCGGCGATGCGCCGGATAGGCATCGACACAAAGACAGAGCTAACCGGCCACGGCTTTCGCGCCCTAGCCCGCACCATCCTGCACGAGCGATTGGGCTACGAGCCGGAGGTTATCGAGCAACAGCTAGCCCACAAGGTTGCCGGCCCGCTTGGCGCAGCGTACGCACGGGCGCGATTCGTAGAAAAGCGCACCGAGATGATGCAAACGTGGGCTGATTACCTGGACGGTCTCAAGACTGAAAAGACCGAGTCCAAGGTGCCGGAGGCTTCTTTATGAGCGCTGACTTCGACACGGCAAAAAAAGCCTACCTCAAAAAGGATCCCCGCAAGCTGGCTGAATTTGTGCGTACAAACCAACTCACGCCAGAGCAGGCAGAATTTGTTGCCATGGCTTTAGCTGGGGATGTCGAAACCAAGGATGGGCGAACAGAAAAGCCTTGGACACGAACATTGCTGTACGAGTATTCCGAAATAAAGCTACGCGGCACCCTGAAGAGAACGCTCTTTGGTGACAAGTCGAAGGTATCAGAGGCAGAGATATATCGAGCGCTTGCTGAGCGCCATGGTTATGCCGACGAAGGCGCTGTAAAGAAGGCTATTTCACGAGCAATCAAACGGCGTGATGAGCTAATTGCACAGAGATCATCGGAATATAGCTTCGACGGAAGTGGCGCAGATGACTATTTGGATCACCTGCACATGATGAAAAATGAAGGCAGAGATTTCAAGGTTAATATCCCGGCTGAAGTTTTACAAAAATGGCTCGATCAAAATCCGGACATTGTTCCTCCAGAAGGTTTCGACATAACGGATTGGGTCATTGATGTAGCGTCTCAAATCGAAATGTTAGAGACGATCAAGCTTGGGGACACAATCAAAAAATAGTGTCCCTGACAGCCTGCCTCTCCCCTGTTTCAATTCATTAACCGGACACATCCGGACGTGATTGGACACAAGGAGAACAGAGCATGTCGAAACGATTTATTAACCTCCAGGCTGTTGAGGACAAAACGGCACTTAAGAAGTCGAGCATTTACGCCAAGGTTAAAGCCGGTGAATTCCCTGCCCCGATCAAGATGGGGGCGCGTACTGTCTGGATTGAGTCTGAGGTTGATAGCTGGCTTGATGCACAGGTTGCGGCATGGCGAGATAAGACTGCTGTCAGCGCGGCGGCAGCATGAGCACCCAGCGCTTAGCGCCCGCCGGCTGGTTTTCGATTGAGGCGCGTGCGCGGATTCGGCGCTTCGGCAAATAAATGGCTAGCAGTCGAAAGGACACCAGCCGCGAAGCTGGTAGGTTCTGCGCTCTTCCAGAGTCAGTGCTTAAGGCGGCGGGATATATAAAGCTCTCTCATGTGGCTAGGTCTTTGCTTGTCGAGATCCTCCTGCAGTACAAAGGCGGCAACAACGGCCGGTTGCTTTGCAACCTAAACCACTTGCGCAAGCGCGGTTGGAATAGCAACGACACCATTTCAAGGGCAAAGCATGAGCTTTTAGAGGCTGGATTCATTTATGAAACAGTCAAAGGCCAGCGGCCGAATAAGGCGAGCTGGTACGCAATCACCTGGTACACGTTAGATAAGCACCCAAGCATGGATCCGGCGGCTGTTACTGCATACACCCGTGGAGCGTATCGTAAAAACGAACCGCTTATACCGCCAGACGGTACAAAGGGGCGGCGGATTGTACCGCAAGACGGTACAAAAGCAGATTCTGTTGTACCGCGAGACGGTACAGTAACGACCAAATTCCGCTATTCCTCTATACCGTCAGACGGTGACCATCTAGATATACCATCTGATACAGGTTTCTTTTCTGAGGAAGCTTTAGGCATAGGGAATGTAGCGGCATAACCACCTGCCTGGCACCGATTGCCAGATCCGCAAAAAAACCAGCCCCTGAGAAAGCGGCAGCACCATGCCCCGCCAACAGTTAGGCATGGCAAAAGCAATCATCACCACACCTCTGCATGGGTGCTCTGGTCAAAACGAATTATAAAAAATTATCCCGTGGTATCACGAGTTATTCGAATAGCTGTGACGTAGCCAGAATAAAGGCTGATTCAACGCATTGGCGTTATTCACCCAAAGGTTCGGCGGGATTGTTCGGATCCAGAAAACAAACAGGAATGCACACGAGTCCACCTTACCAACCAGAAGGAGGTCTTATGCAAACAAACCAAGCAGAGCATCAGCTCAACACCAAAAAATTTGCAGAGCTGAACGGTGTTCAGGAAAGCACTGTTCGAAATCAATTGAGCAAGAACGGTCATTACTTTGATGTTCGGCCGATCAGGTTGAAGAATGGCCGTCTTCTGTGGCCAGCAGTGCGCATCGAAGCTTAAAGGGGTGCGCCATGTCAAAGAAAAAAGCCGCACCAACGGCAAGCGTCAGCACGACTCAAAAAGACATTAACAATGTACCAGCACCTTCAGCATTTCGGTTAAGCGGGAATCTGCGCGAGGAACGGCTGCTGGCCGCCCTTATGGAGAAACCACACCTTCGAGAGCACCTGGATCGTCGTGTCGGTGCAAGTAACAGCCCTGACATTGTTTTCCGGCTGCGCAACCGTGGCCTAGCCATCGATTGTGAGCGCATCGTCGTCAAGGATCGAGACGGCAACGAGTGTCGTTGTGGCCTGTACTCACTCGATGCCAGCGCCCGAAAAGCCGTCCGTGCAGCCCTGAAAGGCGGTGCGTGATGGCTCACTACAGAAAAATTGATGTTGGCATCTGGTACGACGAGAAATTCCGTTCTCTCAAGGCTGTTTCAAAGCTGATCTTTTTCCACCTGCTCACGCATCCACAAATGACCAGCTTGGGGACGCTTCACCATAGCATCGAGGGGCTGGCCAGGGAAATGAATGTCGATGCGAAAGGCTACGCGGAAGCCTTCGGGGAAGTCTTAGCGAAGGGTCTTATTCACTATGACAAAAACGCCCTCTGCGTATGGGTTCCCAACTTCGTTAAGTACCAGTGCGCGGAGTCACCAAACGTCATCAAGGCATGGGTCAAGCAAGCGCAATACATCCCAGAGTGTGAGCTGAAAGCCAAGGCTGTATTGGCTTTGGAAGGCTACGTTAAAGGCTTAAGCGAAGCCTTCCGAGAGGCTTTCGCAAAGGATGGCGCAAGGCTTGCGGCAGGCTATCGGGAATCATTAAGCATTAAGCATGGAGCACTAAGCACTGATCAAAACCTCCCTAGCCAACCAGAAGCGGTTATTAAAACCATAGGTACATCATCCGACGCTGCACAAAATGTAGGCAACGGAGGCGACGATGAGTTTTGAGCTTCGGGAGTACCAGCACCGCGCCGAGAATGAAACACGCTCTTGCCTGGCTCAGGGTCTTAAACGCGTTTGTCTCTACCTGCCGACGGGTGGCGGCAAGACTCTGACGGCGACCAGCATCATTGGCAAAGCAAATGCACGGGGTCGTAGAGTTGTCATGCTCGCCAACCGAAAGCAACTGGTGAAGCAAATCAGCGATGTTCTGCATCGGTACGGTATCGCCCACGGAATCATGCAGGCTGAAAACACATGCCGGCTGCACGAGCGAGTTATCGTGGGTAGTATCGACACGGTGGCAGCGCGGGGGTTGCCTGACGACATTGGCCTACTAATCATCGATGAGGCTCACGGCGTACCGGGCAACAAGAAGTACCGCGACCTTCTGGCGCGCTACAACAATCTGCCCGTGATTGGCCTAACGGCAACCCCGTTTGCGGTCGGCATGGGCAAGCACCTGCCGGAACTGGGCGGCGCGTTGTTCGAGGCCATGGTGACGGGCGCCACCATTACCGAACTGGTGGATCTGGGTTTTCTGGTGGACGTAGATATTTACGGCCTCAGCGAGCCGGATCTGCAGAAGGTCAAAATCAGCAAGGGGATGGACGGCCTACCGGACTACCAGCAAAGCCAGTTGGAAGAAGCCACCGACAGGCCGGAACTGTTGGGCGACATTCTGGCGCACTGGAAAAAGCTGGCCAATGGTAAGCAGACGGTGGTTTTCGCGTGCTCGATACCGCACTCAAGGCATATCGTTGAAACCTTCCAGGCGGCGGGCGTCAAAGCTGAGCACATCGACTATCACCATGATGACGATGAGCGCGCAGCGATTCTTGGCCGGTTTGAGCGGGGCGAAACCACAGTGCTTAGCAATGCCTCCTTGCTGGCTGAGGGCTGGGACTGCCCCGCCACCGAAGTGATGATTCTCGCCCGCCCCACGAAAAGCCTGATCCGCTATTTGCAGATGGTCGGCAGGGTGCTGCGCCCTGCCCCCGGCAAAGAGCGTGCCTTGCTGCTTGATCACAGTGGCAGCACGGCACGACTCGGCCATCCTAGCGACGAACTGCCGCTGTATCTTGATGACGGCAAGCCGAAGCTAGCGCGTAGTCGGTCGGGTGAGCGAGAGGCACCGTTGCCGAAGAAATGCGCGAAGTGCCACTA